TTTCAGTACCGGTACGGCTAACATATTGCCAGCCTTTAATATGCAATTAGGTTATTATCAAAATCCACGTGGTTATAGCTTTATTCAATATGCTAAAACTGCTAGTGACCAAAACTTTAGGCGCGTATTGCCTTATGGCACTATGACAGGTGCAGATACAAAGACTTCTACTTATGCTAATACGCCGGCAATAAATGCCGCGGCGCTAATGCTAGCTGAAAATATCTGGACTAGCCGATTTAGCACACAAAACGGCGGCACTAGCGTAGATGGATACAGTCCTAGCCCTTTTAAAATGAGCAATACTTTAATGGCATCCGTACGCGGTTTGCTTGCGCCTTACCTTAGCCCTAATGCGATGGTTGGCTAATGGCAGCCGCAATAACTACTTTACGTAGCACTATTGCCGCAGCCCTTGCTAACGCCGGCGTGTGGACGGTATTTAATTACCCGCCAGCGACAATGCAAAGTAGCAGCATAGTTGTAGCTCCGGCTGACCCATACATAAGCCCCAGCAATAACTCATATGCCAGCATTTCGCCTATGGCTAATTTTAAAATTATTATGACCGTACCTATGTTTGATAACGCTTCAAACCTTATAGGTATTGAAGATACGATAGTTGCCGTTTTTAACAAACTGGCAAGTAGCAGTATCGTTTTCAATGTTACCGCTGTTAGCGCTCCAAGCGTTTTAAGCGTTGCTGCAGGTGACTATCTAACGGCAGATTTACAAATATCCATACTAACTAGCTGGACATAGGAGACATAATGGCCTGGGCAGAAGAAGACTTAGCCTTTTTCAAAAGAATTGGGCAAGAAGTACCAAAACAAAACGAAGAACCGAAGCAAGATAAACCAACTAAAGAGAAAGTAGAGGAGTAGGCCGTGAGCGTATTTCTATCCAATGGCGTACAAGTTACGCTTAATAGCGTTGTATTGACAACGAATACAACCAGCGCAACCATTAACCGCAGCTTTGATGAGCTAGAAGTAACAGCTATGGGCGATACTGCTCACAAGTTTGTTAAGGGCTTAGAGGCTAGCACCATCACTTTAGATTTTCTAAATGATGATTCTGCATCAGGTGCCGGCTCAGTCCGTACAGCTTTGCAGTCTGCCTGGGGTACAACAGTACCTTTGACATTAAAGCAAACAAACGCTGTAGTCTCAACAACCAATCCGCTATATAGCACAACTGTTTTGGTAAATAACACCACAGACATTAACGGCGCTGTAGCAGATATTGGCACTCAGAGCATTACATTTACTTGTAACTCACCAATCGTAATTACAACTACACCATAAAAATAAAGAAAAGGGGCTAATACAATGGCAAAACTCAAAATAACAAGGGCTGACGGTACGGTATCTGAGCATCAGATAACGCCAAAAATCGAGTGGGCCTTTGAGTTGTATGCAAAGAAAGGTTTTCATAAGGCCTTTCGTGACGATGAAAAACAGTCTGATGTTTACTGGTTGGCTTGGGAATGTCTCAGGTCAGACGGAGTTGAAGTACCTGTTTTTGGCGCTTCATTTTTAGATACATTGTCTAAGGTTGATGTATTGGACGATGACCCTTCGCAATAGTGGGGCGCGGGAGTTTTGGATATTTGGTAGCACAACTTGCTATTGAAACCGGAATCGCGCCCCAGTATTTGCTAGACCTAGATGATGCAATGTTTAAAAATATGTTGAAGGTGCTTAACGACAGAGCTAAGGAGATGCAAAATGCCAACCGAAGTAAAGGGCGTCGTTGAGCTACTCAAAGCCTCTAAAGAGTTTGCGCCTGACTTATTAAAGCAATATCAAACTGAGGTAGGTAATGCTTTAACTACTGTCGTAACTAAAGCTAGAGGATTTATACCGGCCGATGCTTCATTACTTTCAGGCTGGTCTAAACCTCTTTCTTCCGATGCTGCTAATTACAGAGCTTTTCCTAAGTTTAATTCAGGAGAGGCTAAGCGTAAAATTGGTTATAAGACTACGCCTACTAAAGCAAACAAAGCGGGCTGGTCATATCTTGCGCGTATTGTAAACGCCTCAGCCGGCGGTGCTATTTATGAGACTGCCGGACGTAAAAACAAAGACGGGCAACCAAACTACAAGCGTAAAAGCGTTGTTTATCGTACTGGCGGTAATGGCCCTGGCGATTTTCAGATTAACTATTATGAAGAAAAAGACAATTCATACCGTAAAGGTTTCAATAACTCGCTTAATCCCAATGCCGGTAAACAATTTATAAATAGCCTTAACTCTACTGGCCAGTTAGTCAATGCTAGGCCTAAAGGTTTAACAGGTAACCCAGGGCGTAAAAGTACTGGACGCGCTATTTACCGTGCCTGGGCCGAAGATGAGGGCAAAGCTAATGCCGCCGTATTAAAAGCTATTGAAACAGCCGGCTTTAACTTTGAGAAAAAGGGGTTTGTTTTTAGAGGGAGAGCAAAATGAGCGATGTATCCATAAATATAGTCTCCCAATTTTTAGGACAAAAAGCCTTTGATAAAGCTGGAAACTCAGCTAATAAATTAGCTAGCAACGTTAAGCGCGCTTTAATTGGTGTCGGTTTCGAGGAGTTTGCTCGTAGGTCCGTTAACGCGTTTGCTGCCAATGAAAAAGAAATGGCAGGCCTATCTAACACCTTAAAAAATCTAGGTTTGGAAATGCAAAACGCATCCGTAGCTTCATACCTAGATAAATTAGCTTTAGCTACAGGAGCCCTAAAATCAGAATTAGTACCGGCATTTCAGACTTTAGCAGTTACTACTAAAGACACAGCCGATGCAACAACTTTACTTAATCTTGCTATGGATATATCGGCCGGCTCGACAAATAGCTTAGATAGCGTAATTTCAGCATTATCAAAGGCCTATAAAGGTAATGTTGGAGGACTTGGTAAGCTAAACGTTGGCCTTGATAAGACAATCCTGGCAACGGGTGACCTACAAGAAATTGTTGCATACCTCAGTAAAACATTTAGCGGCCAATCAAAAACTGCGGCTGAGACTTTTGCCAACCGCGTATTGCGTATTAAAACAGCTGTTGAAGATGCACAAGAGGCTTTTGGTAAAGGATTAGTAGATAGTCTTACAATTCTTACTAACTCTGAAAGCATAGATGATTTACAAAAGAAGATTATAACTTTTGGTACCGAAGCCGGTGAAGCATTTAGAAAATTAGCAGGTTTTGTAAAAGATAATGAGACTGCTCTTAAAAACGTGGCTGCTATTTTAGCTGGTATGTTTATTGGTTCTAAGATTACCGCTGGTATTTATGTACTAATTGGTGGGTTAGAGGCACTTAGCGCCACAATGCGTATATTAAGAAATACGGCTGTAGGAGCTTATATTGCTGAAATGGCCGTACTTAATCCTTTGGGTGGCCTAGCCGCAGCTGCGGGTATTGTAGCTACTATCTATGGTGTTACTAAAAGCCTGGATATGTTATCTAATAAGTTTGATGAAGTAGGCAAAAAATCTATAAATATGGGTAAAAATCCTATTCAGTCCGGCACTTACTTAGCTACAACTAAGAAATTAGTTAACTATACTAAAGTTTTAACAGCTGAAGAATTAAAACAATTAAAAGCTAAACAATTAAAACTAGCAATAGATAAAGCAAACCTTGCGTTAGGTAAAGGTACAGATGTTTTTGACTTAGAAAAAATCCAACTTAATGCGGCTTTAATTGGACAGGCTGAGGCGCTTGGTAAGGCAACAACTGGGGCGCAGATTTTAGCTATTACCAATGATGTACAGCGCTTAAAGATTAAACAAGATATTTTAGCTTTAGAGGATGCCATAGCATCCCAAGATATAAAGCGCATAGAATCCGCTACTGCGACACTTAATGCAGACTTAAAGGTATTGGGTACTTTACAAAGCCAAAGTTTTACCATTTTAGGCATTAAAGGCATTTTAGATACCTTAAAGCCTAAATCTCTTATTGACCAAGAAAATCTAAATATAGCTTTAGACAAAATACGCGAAATGTTAAGGTTATTAGCTCAAACACAAACATCCGTAGTTGCTGGAGGCAAAAGTACTCGCGCTGTAAGTGGCATCCCTGAAGGCGATTATGTACCTCCTGTAGTTTTTGACCCTAGTACATCTATAGATGCAGTTATAGAATATGCCGATGCTGCAACTGAACGCGCTACAGCTTTTGCCATTTTGCAAGAGCAAGAAAATTACGCAGCTTATTTATCTCTTATTGAGTTTCAGAGAAAACTAGGAGATTTAGGCGGCTACAGTCCTGATATGAACAGAGGCGGCGGGTATGGCTATAACTCAGGCTCAACTGTAACTGTTGAAATTGTAGATAAGACAAGCGGCCTAATTGAAGTAGTACAAACTGCAGTACAAGAAAATAACAGGTTTGGCAATAACCTTAATTTTGCTGGGGCGATATGACCGTACCCGTAATTAACGCCGTTATTAACTTTAGTACCGGGCCTAGCTTTGCTCAGGCTATGATTTTAGATAGCGGCATATTAGGCACAAATATTCTTGCAGATTCAGCTAGCGTTATTGTGGACGTGTCTAATGTAGTAGATAGTATTGAGACTAAGCGCGGGCGTAATCCTCAGGCTGACCAATTCCAAACTGGCACCCTAACTATGCGTATCGTTGACCAAAATGGCGATTTTAATAGCCAAAATCCTAGCTCACCATATGCAGGCCTTTTAACACCAATGCGTAAAGTACAGATTACGGCTACATATGGTTCAACCACTTACCCAATTTTTGCCGGATTTATTACCAGTTGGACTACAACTACACCAAAAAATGCTACAGATGTGGTTTATACCACTATTACGGCTGTAGATGCGTTTAGACTTGCCCAAAATGCACAAATAAGTACGGTGGCAGGTACCTCAGCTAATCAGCTTAGCGGCGCAAGAATAAATAACTTATTAGATGCTATCTCCTGGCCTACCTCAATGCGTGACATAGATGCAGGCTTAACAACAATGCAGGCAGACCCAGGCACAGCCCGCACAAGCCTTGCAGCTATGCAGACCGTAGAGACTAGCGAGTATGGGGCGTTGTATGTAGATGCCGCTGGCTCGTTTGTCTTTCAAGACCGAGCCGTTACGGCTGGCAGTACAGGGGCTACGCCCGTGGTATTTAACGATGACGGCTCAGCTATTACTTACTATAACGCGGTGTGGCGCCTTGACGATACGCTAGTTTATAACTCGGCCAGTATTACCCGTACGGGCGGCACAGCCCAAGTAGCCATAAACCAACCCAGCATAGATAAGTATTTTGTTCATAGTTACAACCAACAGAATCTACTAATGGAAACCGATGCTGTAGCCCTGGACTATGCTCAGGCATACGTGGCCTCTAGAGCTGAAACAAGCGTAAGGTGTGATGCCATCCAGCTAGACCTTTATACCGATAATTACAATGCTGGCATTATTGCCGCCTTAGGCCTAGATTATTTTGACCCAGTAACTATTACAACTAACCAGCCTGGCGGCTCAACCCTAACTAAAACTTTGCAGGTGTTTGGCGTTGCTATGAGCATTACGCCTAACAGTTGGAAAACAACACTCACCACGTTAGAGCCGATTATTGACGGCTTTTTGCTAGACTCATCCATATACGGTTTGCTTGACAGCGGCGTATTAAGTTATTAAGGAGTACGTAAATGGCTAAACAGACCTATACCACGGGCCAGGTATTGACGGCTGCGCAGATGACCGCGCTACAAGCTAATGATTACAACTGGACGGTAAGCGCAAAAACTGCCAGTTATGTACTTGTTGCTGCAGATGCGGGTACTCGTATCACTATGAGCAACGCAGGGGCAACAACGATTACCGTAAACACAGCTTTGTTTACAGCTGGCGATACTTTAACCATCACCAATATTGGCGCTGGAGCCTGCACAATTACTGCAGGTACGGCAACAGTATCTACGGCTGGCTCGTTGGTACTTAACCAATACGATAGCGGCACTCTTTACTTTTCTAGCACAAGCGCAGCTATATGGAACGGTGCTAACCCAGGTGACATCACAGGCGTTACAGCTGGCACAGGTATTAGCGGTGGTGGCACAAGCGGCACAGTAACTATCACTAATTCAATGGCTACTGAGATTACTGCAGCTGGCGATATTATTGTAGGCACAGGCTCAGGCACTTTTGATAATTTACCTATCGGTACTACAGGCCAGGTATTAACCGCCGATACAACAGTTAGCCCGTATAAAGTAAAATGGGCCGCAGCTGGTGGTGGTTCATCTAGCGCAGTTGGTTGCCTTGTTTATAGCTCAGTTAATCAGGCTTGTACAAGCGCGGCATATAAAAACCTTTTATTCGATACTGAGGTTTATGACACCGATGCCTTTCACTCAACAAGTACTAACACCAATAGAATTACAATTCCCTCAGGCAAAGCTGGTAAATACCTTTTTACATTTTTAGTCAATTTTGACGGCAACGCAACTGGACGGCGTGAGTATTACCTTTACAAAAATGGTGTATCTGCCTCAATTATGGACGGCTCAGTTACTTCAGTAGGAGCACAAGATACTGGACTAACTTTTGTTGCTATGGATGATGCAATAGTAGGAGATTATTACAATGTAAGCGTATGGCAAAACTCAGGCAGTTCACTCAATGTCAGATTAGGCCGTGAAAAAAACTTCTTTGGCGCAGTTTATTTAGGAGCATAAATGGAACTGAAAATAGCAAAACCTACAAAGTATGCAGACAGTAAAATCTTTAACCAAGAAAGCGGATTTAACTACTTTCAACGTGGCGATGATTTTTACCTTGACGGCGATGCAACAGAACAAGAATTATTAGATGCTTTTGCCGCTCATAATCCAACGACACCTGCTGAGCCAACTGTGACAGAAAAGTTACAAAGTGTTGGGCTATCTGTGGCTGACTTAAAAGCGGCTTTAGGGCTTTAATGCAGACTAGCTACAACGGCTGGCCAGCATCTAAAGAGCAGGCTGAGATAGGCGTAAAGCCTTTTAACGTTGAGGGAACAAGCCTTAAAATCCGCTGTGCTGAAAAGGTAGCGCCTTTACTTATTAACTTTGCTAAAGAGTTTAACGAGCTAATAGAGCCAATAGAGGGCGGGTCACTAGATGATTGGGGTTACTGCTACAGAGACGTAAGAAATGTGCCGGGCAAGTTAAGTAATCACAGTAGCGGCACAGCTATAGACCTTAATGCAAGTAAGCATCCTTTAGGCAAGATAGGTACTTTTGATGCGGCTAAGGTACCGATGATTAGAGCCCTAGCTAAAAAATACGGCCTAACCTGGGGCGGAGATTGGACTAGAAAAGACGAGATGCACTTCGAAATAAGTATTGGCCCTGCAAAAGTTGCAGAGTTAGTTAATAAATTAGGGCTAGAAAAGAGCAAAAATGAGTGACATACAGCAAGCTAATATACCTGCAAGTACGGTAACCCTTTTGGCCTCAGGCGTTCGCACAGCAACAGC